CTAGATATTATTAATGTAATTTATATAGTTATCTAATGCATTAACTTTAAATTTATTAAATATAGTTGTATATGTATTGATTGTTATAGAAATATTCTTATGACCAAGTAGTTTTTGCAATACTTCTGCAGGGACACCAGCTTCAATACAACGAGTTGCATATGTATGTCTTAACATATGAGTATTAACATTACTTGTTTTTAAATTAATAAGTTTATCGTTACCATCTTTATCGGTTCCTTTTTTCTTTTTAATTGTAATTACTTTTATGTTTGCATCTTTACATATCTTTTTGAAATGAATATTTATTGTGCTAGGGGCAATGATAGTTTTATTAGACTGACAAAATAGAAGATCATTGTTATTTGAAACATAATTTGCTATACAATCTTTTAGAATAGGCTCTAAGATAGAAGTAATTGGAATATCACGTGTGGATTCATAAGTTTTAGTCGTTCCTCCAATTTTTACTTTTCCATTTCTATCTTTGGTTAAAGTATTAGTTATATGTATTAGTTTATTATCAAAATCTATATCTGCAGATGTAAGAGCAAGGATTTCTCCTATTCTCATACCAGAGTGGATTGCAATTAAAAAGATATTTTTATATGGTTCGCCTTTTAATGCTTCAATAAATGCTTTTTGTTCCTCAATACTTAAAGCATCTATTTTTTTATCTTGCTTTGTAGATTTTGGCTTTAAAACATTTAGTAAAGGATTTTTAGATATAATTTCTCTTTTTATTCCTTCCTTAAAAATACTTCCTAACATCTCATAAATTTTATCGATATATGAATTAGCATAGTTCTTTTGATTATTCATAAAATCCTGTAATTGATATACTTCAATCTTCTGAATTGGAATATCACCGATAGAACTACATTTTATAATATTAAAAGTACCTAATGCTCTTCCATAAGTAGCTTCTGTAATTCTATTTGATTCAAATTTAACATCAATAAGAGATTGGCCTAATTGTGATATAGTAATATCAGATTTATTTATAAAAGAACTATTTTGAACATCAGCTAAAGCTGTTGTCATTTTTTCTTTTACTTCTTTTCTAGTATTTCCATATACAGATTTACGATTTAATTTTCCGTCTAATTTTCGACCTGCAGTAAATTGTCCAACCCATTTGTTTAGCTTTTCACTATAGTAAATAGTACCTTCGCCATTTCCTCTTTTTGCCATAAATACCTCCCTACAAATAAAACTGCTATTCAAAGCAGTTTATCGTTTGTTCTCCATATTTTTCTTTATAAAATTCTATTGTTTCAGTCATATATTTGACTGTAACTTCAAAATGTTCTGCAAGAGCATAAACTGTATTAATTCCGTTTCAAAATGGCTAATTTTAAATTCTCGTAAGGAATTAGCACCATTCTTGCATACTTTTTAGCTCTATATTCTTGCTTAGATATTAAAGTTGTATCTGTACAATTGATAGGATAAGTTGCATCTTGATAATAATGTCCTAATTCTTCTGCTAAAGTTTCTTTTTCTATATATGAATTATCAATATTTTTATAGTTTAAACCTATTGCATTTATTTTATCTATGTTAATAAAACAGCCATAAGCATTTTCTATATAATGATCATATATTTTTATCTTTTCTTTATCTGCTATATTATATAAATCACTTAGATTCATTTTTTTTATCTCCAACATCTTTTTTATTATCTTTCATAATTACTTCTAATAAACCTTTTATTTGTTGTTTTTGAGTTTCTGTAGGTGGGGTGTAGTCTTTCATATTAAATCCTATTTTAGCAAGTCCAAACGGGTCTTCTTGTTTTGGGTTTCGTATATCGGATTTGCCTAATAGATAATCTGTTGAAACATTAAAAAGATTAGCAAAGTCTTTGACTAAATCTAATGATTTAGGCTCGTACATACTAGTTTCATATCTTGATAGTGCACCAGAAGAAATGTTGAGTTTTTCACAAACATATTCTTGAGTCCACTTATTTTCAACTCTTAATTGCTTTATTCTTTCTCCAAATATCATATAAATACCAACCTTTCTTACAATATTATACTTTCATTTTATGAAAAAAGCAAATTGATTTCAGTAAATGAAAAAAAATTAAAAATTTTTAAAAAAAGTATTGACAAATTTCAGATAATGAAATAATATGTGTTCAGAAACTGAAAGGAGGCAGAAAAATGTATGAAAAGTTAAAGGAAATCAGAGAAAAAAAAGGATATACAATTGAAGACATGGCACAAATAATTGACAAATCTCCTTGTAATTATTTTAAAAAAGAAAACGGAGATGTTAAATTTTCAGTAAATGAAGCATTGAAAATATCTAAGTTTTTGAAATGCAAAGTTGAGAATATTTTTTTTAAAGAAGAACTTTCAGAAAGTGAAATAAAATAAAAATAGAAACATCTATGGACGAGATTAGAAAGGAGATGAGAATATGCAAGAAAAGAAATCAACAAAAACATATGAAGAACTCCCAGAGACTATAACACCACTTGATTATGCAGACTGGAGAGGTATAGGAGAAAGTAAAGCAAGAGAAATATTTAACAGAAAAGATTTTCCAAGAATAAAAGGAACAGGAGTAAAACAATTAGCAGATAAGAGAGCAGTATTTCTATATGATTTAGGACTTAAAGAAGAAGAAAAGCAAAATACACTTAAAGAAATAGCAAAATTAATATTAACTTAAGAAAGAAGGTGTGACAAATGATAAGTTATTTAATAGACGTATTCTTATGTGGCATGGTAGTAGTAGCAGAGCTAGTAGGAACAATTATATTAGCAATAGTAACAGAAGTTATGGTTTATAAAGTTTTCAAGATCAATCTATATCAAGAAATATGGAAAGGCTTGAACAAGTTAGATAGAAAGCTAAATAGAATATTGAGATAGAAAGGAGGGAAAGAGGGTGGAAGAAATTCAAAAAAATAGTGGCAATGTAAAAGTATACATTAACCACAAATATTGTTTAATAACCAGTAAAAATATGATTATTAAATCTCAAACTGATAAGAACCGTCAGGCATTTGTTTTAATTTCTTGTTAGAACGAATAAAGCTAATAATTGGATTAATGTCAACCTCATAGATTAATCCGTTAGCGTATTCGAAACGTGCCTTAAGAACATCGTCAGATTGTTTGTAAATTTCCTTGTTGGTCATAGGAAATTCATCAACAAATGGTGTTTGAACTTTAATATTATTTACTAGAGCATAGTACTTTAAAACATCAGCCATTATGATCACCTCGCTTTCGAGGTAATTATATAAAAAACAAATTTAAAAGTAAAGGAGGGAAGAGAGATGCAAGTATTTATAGGTATAATTCTGGGTTTTATTATAGCAATTATTGTAATGATAGTTACGGGCTTTGGACAAGATTACGAGTTAATAACAACTATAGATGAACTACAAAAAGAACTTAAAGACAATAAGGACAGGCTTAAAAATAAGGAAATAGCAGAAATAAGAGCAACATTCTTCGCAAGGAAAATAAAAGAAATAGAAGACATTATAAAAAATTCAGAAGAAAGCAAAGAAAACTATTTTATTACTTTTGAAAAAATAAAAAATGTACTATTTGCGAAAACAGTTCAAACAAATAGTACAAAATAAACTTATTAATTAAACATAACTAAATAAATAATAGCACAGAAAATAAAAAAATGCAAGGGGAGTTTTTCCAAATGCAAACTACACGGAACAATTAATGATATAAGCATAGATTTTAATACACGAAAACCTAAAATAAGCCTTTTATTAGATACAAATGAGTTAAGTATAGTAGAAGAACTAAAAAACGAAAATAAGCTAAATATTGAGCTAAAAAAATATCGTAAACCTCGTAGCCTCGACGCAAATAAATACTTTTGGAAATTGCTTCAAGAGGTTTGCGATTATAAAGACATAGACACAATAGAAGATTACAAACGCAGAGTAAAAGAATTAGGAATATTTAAGCAATTTAAGATAATGACACAAGATGTAAAGACCTTTGAAAAAATATGGACTGATAGAGGAATAGCTTGGTTTTGTGAAATAGTAGATACAACATACATAGGAGATACAGAATTTAAAATTATAAATGCATATTATGGCTCGAGTTCGTACAATAGCAAGCAGATGAGTAGATTAATAGATAATCTAGTTCAAGATTGCAAAGCTGTAGGAATAGAGACAAAGCCACAAGCAGAAATAGATAGTTTATTAAAACAGTGGGATTGTGGCACTAGATAGCAACGGCTATAAATTAAGCTAGTGCCACAAAAGGCCCCATAAAGAGGTAAAAAAATGATAGTAACAGATTTATCAAACAGTTTTAATCCAGTACCTAAAAAAAAGGCAGAAAAGAAAAAAGAAGTTACAACAATTAAAAAGAAAAGCAAGAAGTTAGCAAAACTGGAGAGGCAAAGAGATGAAAACCTAGTAAAAGAAGGAATATGTGAGTTTTGTGGCAACTATTCAAGACATTTAGACCCACATGAAGTTTATGGTGGAAGTAATAGAAAAAGAAGTATACAACATAAATTTGTAAAACTAATATGCCCTAAATGTCATTCTAATGAAACAATAATAAATCAATTAAGAATAGACACACAAAAGGAGTATGAGAAAACACATACAGAAGAAGAATTTATAAAATTGATAGGAAAAAGTTATTTAAGGAGGAATGAAAATGGAATTTAGAGTTGGAGATAAAGTAAAAATAATAAGTAAAAAAAATGGTGATCAATATACCACTTATGGAGTAGAAAAAACATTCACAAAATCAGATTTAGAAGACGGAGATAAATGCACATTAAAGAATGGACAAGTTATATTTGTTGATAAGACTTCAAATTATAGTTTTGACAGCATTGATGAACAATTAAAATACTTTAATGATGACGTAAGTATTGTAAAAGTAGAAAGACCAGTAAAATATGAGACACTATTTGAAAGAGAAGAAGAAATACTAGACGAGACAGAAAAGAGATATTTATCAAACGTAATTAAACCTTTTAGAGACAAGGTAAAAGCTATAGAAAAAGTTTCATACTCTAGAGAGTTCATAAAAATATATATAAAAGAAGATGAACCTACCATATTACCATTTTTTGAAAAAGGTACAATGTACAAAGGAATGAAAGAAAATAAAGAATACACATTAAAAGAATTAGGATTATAACAACAAGGGCTAGACATAAGTTTTAGCCCTTATTTTTACGAAAGGAGAAGTTAAATGGCAAGAAAGAGAATGATAGATCCTAGTATATGGCAAAGTGAAGATTTTGGAAAATTATCTACTTTAGCTAAAATTGTATTTATCGGTTTATTCTCGCTTGCTGATGATGAAGGTAGAGGAAGGTGTAATCCTGTATATTTAAAGTCTACATTATTCCCTTATGAGGAAAATATAAGAAGTGCCGACATAGATAAAACCTTATCAGAGATAAGCTCTAATATGTCCGTAGTTTTATATTCTTGTGACGGAAGTAGTTATTATAGCCTTTTAAGTTGGGATACATTTCAAAAAATAGATAGACCAAGTCAAAGTAAGATACCAGAATATAATGAAAATACAATGGAATTATTATTCGACGAACATTCGACGAATAATCGACGAACTATCGCTCCTAATAAGAATAAGAAAAGAATAGAAGATAATAGGAATATAAAAGAAGAGAATAGAAATAAAATAGTCGAAATTTACAACACCTATTGTGCTAATTTGCCACAGGTTCAAAAATTAACCGAAAAAAGAAATAAGTCTATTGATAATTTCTTAAAAGATTTTTCGATAGAACAATTTGAAGAAATATGCAAGATAGCAAATGTTAGTGAGTTTCTAATAGGAAATAACGACAGAAATTGGAAAGCTGATTTTGATTTTCTTATGAGAACTGATAAAGCAACTGCAATATTAGAGGGCAAATATAGTCAAAAGAAAAGAGATAAATTAGATGGATTTAAAGATTTATGGAAGGAGGCAAAAGATGAAGAAGAGCGAAATGGTGCAAATAATAACACTTTTGGCTGGTAATTATGAAGATATTGCAAATAAATCACAAACACAAAGAGAGATGATGTTAAATACATGGCAAGAGTGTTTAGGGGATTTAGATTATAACTTAGTTTTACAAGCAGTAAAGAAAACAATAATAGAAAGCCCTTACCCACCAACAATACATGAAGTAAGAAAAAATGCAATAGAGCTAATCAATCCAACAACAAAGAAAACAGGAATAGAGGCATGGAACGAAGCAATTGGAATGATAAGCAATGGTCTTTATATGACCGAGGAACAATTTAATAATTATAGCCCAGAAGTTAAGAGATTTTTTGGAAGTGTAAATCAAGTAAAACAATTAGCAATGGTAGACATGGAAACAATAAACACAGTTACAAAAGGGCAGTTTTTAAAACAATATGAAGTATTGATAAACAGAGAAAGAGGACAAAAACTATTACCTCAACAAATGCAAGATTTTACAAAACAACTTGCAGATAGAATGAGTGTAAAACAGATAGGAGAGTGATAAACAAATGATTACAACAGAAACAAGGCAAATGAGTTTTAATGACATACAAGATAAAACAAAAATAAGATATATACAAATCTTGAATAGATTAGACAAGCCTAAAACGGCAAAGGAATTAGCAGTAGAATTATTTGATTTAAGATTTATACCAAGTACAGAAAGAAATTATACAGCACCAAGGCTAACAGAATTAGAAAAAATGGGATATGTAAAAGCAGTAGATAAAAAGAAATGCGAATACACGGGCAAAACAGTAGCAGTATATGAGAGAACACAAGCAGGATTTGAAGCAATAAATTATCAACATATTCCAAGAATTGATTAGGAGGCAATTATGCAAGATAAATGTAGTAAATGTGATAGTGAAAAACTATTTGTAGAAATACAAGGAAATAGAAGAGGCTTGTATTGTGGCAAATGTGGAAAATGGCAAAAATGGATTACAAAGCAAGAATTACAAATTTTAGGCAAATACGAAATAGAAGAAAGAGCAAAAGAAGTATTACAAGAAATAATAAAATCTTATAGATATTATAGAACAGCTGAATGTGATGGATATACCAATGTATTACAAGAAACAGCAGTTTTTGAAATGCCAGAGGACTAGCCTATGAAACAAATAGAGAGTAATACGCTTTGCTACTATTGTATGGGTTGTAACAAACAAGAAAACGAAAATTATAAGCCAGTAATGAGATGTAAAGGCTTTGTACCAGGAGTTGAAAACTGGCAAGAAAAATTAAGAGAGGAGCTAAAGAAAAATGGCAATAAACAGTAAAAAGAAACGGAAGTGCAGGAGAAAGAGAATTGGCAAATAAATTAAAAGAATACGGTTATAACTGTAGAAGAACACAACAGTTTTGTGGGAATACTGGACAAGCAGATGATGTAGTAGGACTTGATTATATACACATTGAAAGCAAAAGAGTTGAAAGGTTAAATATAGATAAAGCAATTGAACAAGCAGTAAGAGATACAAAAGACAATAAGTTCCCTACAGTATTTCATAGAAAAAATAGAAAAGATTGGTTGGTAACAATGAGGCTAGATGATTGGATGCAAATGTACAACGAATATTATTCTGGAAGAAAGATAAAAGAATATGAGAATACCGAAGATAATAAGTAAAGATGGACATGAGTACATATTGATACAGCAATGCAACCAAAATATGTATCTATACAAAGAAATGATATATGGCTACAAAGAATGCTTTAAAGTCGATGAATTAAGTCTCATAACAAACAAAATAGCAAGAGGTCGCCCACCAAAATATAGATAGAAAAGAGAATAAAGGAGAGAAGTATGAAAATATATGATAAGAGAATATATAAAATAAGTGAGTGTATAAGAGTAGTGATAATAGTAATAGTATGTTTCATGATAGGGTATGTATGTGGAATATTAGCAGGGGATAAGTCAGAGGAGTTAAAGAATAAAGACATAGAAATAGAATCATTAAAGGACACTGTTTATATGTTAAGAAAGGAGAGAGAAGAAGTATGAGTAAGATAGAAATAAATGAATATGTTAGAACTGAAGATGGGAAAATTTATGAACACATTAAAGATGGAGATGATTATTATTATTCGAGTCCTACATATTTTGAAAATTATTTAGAAGATATAGTAAAACATAGCAAACAACTAATAGACTTAATAGAAGAAGGGGACTATGTAAATGGAGAATTAATAACAGATAAATGGGATACAAGAATATCAAGTTTTAAAAGTAATTTTAATGAAGAAGACATAAAAACAATACTAACAAAAGAAATTTATATGGCTAATTGCTATAAAGTAGGAGGAGAAGAATGTTAATATTACCAATTAAAAAGAAATGGTTTGACATGATAAAAAGTGGCGAGAAGAAGGAAGAATATAGAGAAATAAAGCCATACTGGACTAAAAGGTTTGAAAATTATTATGAAATAGCAAAATTAAATATTGAACTAGAATGTCCAAATTTTAAAGAAATTTATTATAGGGTAGTGTTTAGAAATGGATATGGAAATAATGCTCCTCAAATGACCTGTGTGTGTAAATTAAGAGTAGGACAAGGCAAAGAAGAATGGGGAGCTGATAAAGGTAAAGAATATTATGTATTAGAAATATTAAAGATAGTAGGAGGAGAAGATGAAATTAGTTAATTTATTTAAAAATAAACAAAAAGCTGAAATGATTATAGAAGAAAAATTACCAGATGTACAACAAATAAAAGTTCCAGATTTAAAACAATATTTGTTAAATGGATATCAAGAAATAAGAGAAATTAAGCAAGAAAATGAACAATTACAATTAAAATTAGAAGAAAAATCCAAATACAAATTATTATATGATGGAGCATTAGTAACATTAGAAGAATTTAAAACCAGAGAAGAAGAGAATAAAAACAAAATAAATGAATTACAAACAAAACTAAATGAAAAACAAGAAGAAATATATAAGCTTAATGATTTAGTAAATACTTATAAAATTAAACAATTACAAGTAGATGAGCAATTAAAAAATACAGATAATTTAATTCAAGATAACATAGATTCTGCAATAATGAATTTTAAAGCAACAATAATAGACCTAATAAAAAATACAAAAGGAAATATAAGTAAAGATAAAGTATGCAATTTAATTAAAAGAATGGAAGTGAATAAAGATGAATAGAGAGATAAAGTTTAGAGGAAAATCAAAACGGAGGATGGCATTATGGGGATTTAATGACAATGGAACATTTTACAAACGAAGATATATATCAAATAGGAGATTTTGAAAAATCATTTTGCTATAAAGTTAATACAGAAACAATAGGACAATACACTGGACTACACGATAAAAACGGAAAAGAAATATATGAAGGAGATATAGTTGAAATAACAAGACCTTGCATACTAGAAAGAGGAGAAGTCAAATTTATAAATGGTTGCTTTGATATTAAATCTAAAGATACATTATTAATGCTATATCAATGTGAAATAAATAACTTTAAGTTAAAAGTAATAGGCAACATATACGATAATCCAGAGTTATTAGGAGGAGAATAGATAAATGTATTACTGTTTGTTTGAACAAAGCGGAACATTTAAAAATGAATTTAAAAAACTTCGGATATGAAGCAATAGATTATGACATACAAAATGAATTTAATGAGACAGATGTAGTAATAGACTTATTCAAAGAAATAGAAAAGGCATATAACAAAGAAGAAAGTATATTTGACAACATAACAGAAAAAGATATGATTTTAGCATTTTTCCCTTGCGTAAGATTTGAGAATCAAATTGAGCTGCATTTTAGAGGAACTTGTAATTCGTTGAGAAAATGGTCAGATGAACAAAAACTAGAATATGACCTAAAATTACATAGAGAATTAGATTTGATGTATGAAACGATAACAAAATTAGCAATAGTGTGCATTAGAAAGAAAATACCATTAATAATTGAGAATCCATATTCAACAACGCACTATTTAGTCAAATATTGGGCTATACCAAGTAAGATTATAGATAAAGACAGAACTTTACGTGGAGATTACTACGAAAAGCCAACCCAGTACTGGTTCATAAATTGTGAACCTAAATACAACATGATTTTTGAAGCCTATAGCTGGAATAAGAAGAAAAACATTGGACATACAAATCCACGGAGCAGAAAGAAGTTTAATAGCACCAGAATACGCAAACAGATTTATAAGAGAATTTATAGTAGATGTAAAGGAGTAAATAAGATATGTCATTTAGTGCAACAAAATTTATAGAAAAACAAATTACTAACACAAGAGGATTATGCAAAAGTTGTAAATTTTATAAAACAGCAAAAATAGTAGATGAAGTAGAAATTTGTACATTAAGTGACAAATTTTTAATTCCAGAATATGAGCCTAATTATACTTGTAGAAATTTTGAGAGGAGTGATACATAATGAAAGAAAAAACAGCAGATGAAGTTATATTAACACCGATGTATAAAGGCGAAGTATATAAATATCATGAATGCTCAAATTGTAAAAAAGAAATATACCTTAAAGAAGATATATTTCAACCATTTCATTTTGAAGAAAATATAAAATATTGCCCATTTTGTGGAAAAGAAGTAATAAGATATGCAAAACCAAAATTTATAGAAGAAATAAATTGGAATTGGTTAGATGAATACGAATCTGTTGTAGAAAAAATGTATAGAGAATTAGAATATATAATTTATTGTAAGCTAGATAAAGAACAAATAGACGAATTAGAAGAAAAGTCTGCAAGAGGAATGGAATATTTTGGACAGGATAGATGGTCCTTTCCATATAGTAAAGGAACTATATGCGACATAATTAATCGAATAACAAGAACTAAAGTACATTATACGAAAAAACGAAAACTTGAAAAAGAGTTTGGAGGTGTTTTAAGTGAAAGAAAAAGAAGAAATATTAAATAAAATGAAAAATAAATATAAATTAGCGTTATTTATGGTTATAAAAAATTCTTTGGTAATGACACGAGGCATTATCAAAGGAAAAACTATGAAAGAAATAAACGAAATGTCTTATGAAACAATGTGTTCAGTATTAACTATGATTGATTATGACCAAGCAGAGAAATTTTATGAGGAGGGAAAAAGTGAAAGAAAATAGTATAGAAGATAGAGTTAATATATTAAAAATAGAATGTTATATTACAATAAATGATGAGAAAGAGCCAATCTTAAATATTGGTACAAGCTTTTCAAATATGATAGAAAGTGAAGAATTTAAGCATTATAATGATGAGTTACATAAAAATATTAAACCAGTTTTAAATAATTTAAAACAAATGTTACTAAACACATTAGAAATGGAGGAAGAATGAAAAATAGTATAGAAGAAGATATAACAAAAATAAATACATATATAGAACTAATATTAGAAAAAGATTACTGTAATTGTAATGAACTTAATACAATTTTAGGAAAACATTGTGATGGAAGTAAAAATGTAGCTTATGCTATGCAACATATTTTATCAGATTACAAAAGAGTATTAAAAGAGAATGAAATATTAAAGGAAGAAAAAGAACAGGCTTGGGAAGAATGGAATAGTTTAGAACAAGGAAGTTATGAAACAGAACAAAAATTAAAACAACAAATTAAAGAATCACAAAAAGAAAATGAAGAATTAAGAGCAAAATGGGATAAAGATACACATATATTACAAAATAAATTAGATTATGCAAATGCAGATAGAATTGACTTAACACAGCAGAATAAAGAATTAAGAAAAGAGAATGAAGAATTAAAAAATAAAATAAATCAACTAGAAAATATGAATGAATTTCAAAGTAAAGATATAGAAAAGGCAGTAGATTATACGTTTGAATTGAATAAAGAAATAGAAATAAAAGACCAAATAATAGATTTAATGTCAGAAATGCTAAATAATCATGATATAGACGAAGATATTTGCAAGCAAATGGGTCAAAAAGAAAATTGCAATGAATTTACAGATAAAGAAAACTGTAAAAATTGTATTAAACAATACTTTGAAAATAAGTTAAAAAAATAAAAAAGTTAGGAGGTACAAATGAATAAACTTGAAATGGTTATGATAAATGGAGATACAGTAGTAAAAAAGCAGTTTGAGATATTAGATAAAGATGGAGTTATAAGTTTTGAGTTAGGCAAGTTAACATTAGCAGTCAGAAAAGAAGATTTAAAAAAATATTTGTAGGAGGTACAAATGAAATTAAGTAAAGAAGATTACAGAGAAGCAAAGAGTTGTTTAAAAAGATACAATTACAATTGCATAACAATAATGAATATTAAATTGGACATAATGGGACTAAACTCGTCAGTACTTGATGGCATGCCAAAAGCACCATATAAAGTAACAGATAAGGTATTAAACAGTGTTATACTTTTGCAAGAAGATAAAAAATTACAGAAATGCACAAAAGAATATAAAGCAGTGGTACAATCATTACAACTTGTTGATAATTTAGCAAATAAGATTTTTGAAGAAGAGTTTTTGAAGCGGAAATGATAATAAATGGGATGTTATAGATAAGTTACACATAAGCGAAGAAACGTATAAGCGAAGGAAGAGAAAACTAATTTATACGGTACACGAAGAATTAAAAAAAGTAACACCAAACTTACATCCATAATGGTTGTAAGTTAAAATTTTTTTAATAAAATCATTGACATACGTAATAATACGTAGTATAATTATATACAGAAGGGAGGAAAATAGATGCGTGCAAGAGAACTGATAAGATTGTTAGAAGACAACGGTTGGTATAAAGTTTCTCAAAATCGGTTCTCACTTAAAAATGAAAAAACGGACAACAAGTTGAAATAATACCAGTACATAGAAAAGATATACCAATCGGAACAGTAAATACAATCTTGAAAAGGACAGGGCTGAAATAAGCCCTTCCATATACATAGTATTTTGTTTTTGGGGCATGCACTCCTTTCTAAAATGAAGAAGGTGGTTGAGAATGAAAAAGAAAGTTTATCCTGCTATTTTTAAATTTAATAAAACTGAAAATTGTTATTTAATTGATTTTATTGACCTGAAGGGTTGTAGTACTTTTGGGAAAAGTATAGAAGAAGCGTTTAGTATGGCTCAAGAAGCAATGGGATTATATCTGGAAGACTGTAAAGATTATCCTATAGCTACACAAGAATTAAATAAGGTAAAATTAAATGAAGATGAATTTATAGCATTAATAGATATAGATATGGAGGAGTATTATAAAAAGCATAGCAATAAAGCAATAAAAAAGACATTAAGTATTCCAGAGTGGCTAAATGTTGAAGCGGAAAAGAAAAATATAAACTTCTCACAAGTATTACAAGAAGCTTTGAAAATAAAGATAGAAGAACTTGATTAATATAAAAATATTTGTTATAATATAAATAGCACGTATCTATTACTTCTATAATAGAGACTGAGAGTGGGTAAAATAAAGAAACCTACTCTCTTTTTTTTATTATAAAAAAAGTGACCTTTTTTTGACCTTTTTTGCTAAAAAAACGTGCTATAATATTAATATCAAGAAAAATAAATATAAACTTTTGCGGAGCTGAATATTTAATGTTTGGCTCTATTTTTCTATTATAGTGGAGAAGTAATGAATTTGGAAAGGTGTATAAGAACACAATGCAAGATGTGCAGATTTTACAATAAGTGTTTTAAGAAGAAAAATGAAAAAAAGAAGAAAAAAAAGGAAATCTTATAATTGGGAATTTGAAATAGCAAGAGGAAATACAGATAAGTTTTATAATTCTACAGACTTTGATATAGCGAGAGAAAAAGTTCTAGAAAGAGATAAAGGGAAATGTCAATTTTTTTTAGGTAAATGGAATGATGGCAAACATTTTCCAAATAAAATCAAAATAATAAAAGCAGAAATAGTACATCATATTATACCAATTAAACAAAGACCTGATTTAGCATTAGATATTAATAATATGGTAAGTTTAAGTTTTGAAGCACATGAGATTATAGAAGATAGAAATAGATTTAAATATAGAAAAAGAAAAAGAATTACGCAAGAAAGGTGGTAACTATGAAGTTAGAACATTTAATGCAGGCATATAAGATTAATGAAATAGAAGCGGAACTAAAAGAAGAAACCGAGGCAACAGACATAAATGGCAATAAAGAAAGAGCTGGAGTAATTAGCTTTGGCAACGGAATATCTGCAAGTTATTTGTTAGATGATGAAGAAATAGTAGTAGCAATGAAAATATTCTTTAATTGCCTGGCAAGAAATAGTTTTAAAGTTGATGCACAAATAAGTCATGTAATTAAAGTTATAACAGTTATGCAAAATACAATAATGTTATTATCTAATATACCTCAAAAAGAATGTAATATGATATTACAAAGTTTAGGATTATTTGACAATACATTTACACAAGGAAAACAAATACAACACTTAGAACATACTTACAAGATAGAAATAATAGATGGATTATTATGTTTAAGTATAAATGAAAAATAGGAAACCAATACAATCAAAGATAGAATATAAATATAAAGAAATTTAGAAGCGGAACACCCCCATCAAAATCTCGGACTAAAACGAGCTTAAGGAGAGCGGGTGTGTGGTCAAAACTGTTTAATTTTTTAAATTATATCACGTGAAAGGGGGTATAATATGGCGAACACTAAGGAAAATGATGAAATAAAACAAATAAGAGAAGATTTATTAAATCAATTAATAGAACAAAACAAATTTGGAAAACATTTTGAGAGTTTGGTTGAGGACTATATAAACTTTGAGAAGTTAAAAAGAAAAATGCAAGCAGATATTAATAAGAATGGGCTCCGAATAGAGGTTATGACTGGAAATGGATTCTTAACTGAGAAGAAAAATGACAATGTTTTAGATATTCTGAAAGTAAATGGCCAGCAACTTAAAATTTTACAAGATTTAGATTTAAAAGCTCCATCACAAACACCGAAAGAAGGTGGAGGAGATGATCTACTGTAAAGAAATAAATGAATATATAAAATTTGTTGAAGATAATCCAAATGAAACAGATGATGAAATTAAATTGTTAATTAAAAATATTGTAAAGCCAACATTGTCGAGAGATGATGTTTTTTTTGATGAAGAAACCTTCAAAAAAGCAATACTATATTGTGAAAAATGGTATTATAAATTATTTCCTTATCAAAAATTTGCTTATGCTTTATTTTTTATGTATGACAAGAACAATTTGGATATAGTTATCTTTCCAGACATCTTAATATTAATGGCTAGAGGAAATGGAAAAGATGGAATGATAATGCCATTAGCAAACTTTTTGCAGACTCATTATTATGGAATTAAGAATTATCACATTGATATTGTCGCAACGTCAGAAGAACAGGCTTTAAATTCATTTAATGTTGTTTACAACATGTTAGAAGACAATAAAGAAACAATGAGAAAATACTTCTATTGGAACAAGACAGAAGTAATTAATAAAATAACTCATTCTACATTAAGATACAACACAGCAAATGCTAAGACAAAAGATGGTAAGCAAACAGGAATGATTATATTTAACGAATATCATGCGTATGAAGATTATAAACAAATTAATGTATACAGCTCTGGATTAGGAAAAATTAAACATGCAAGAACCGTTACAATTACAACAAATGGACAGGTAAGGGAAGGCCCACTTGATGAAAAAATAGCTTTAGCAAACAATGTATTAAATGGTGAACAAAATTTTTTAGGATTATTACCAATTATATACAAAATAAGGGACAAGAAAACAGTTGATGAACCAATGAAAAAATTTTTAGAAACTGGACAGAAAGAAGATATAGATATAACTGCTTGGGTCCAAGCTAATCCTAGTTTAAGATTTATGCCTGTTTTAGAAAATGAAATTATTAAAGATTATTTGAAAATGCAAAAGCAAAAATCATACAGAGTAGAATTTTATTCGAAAAGGATGAATTTGCCACAACAAGATAATGAAGAAACTGTTGTTGAGTGGGAGCTAATTTTGAAAGCATCTTATATTGATGAGGAAAAAGAAATTGAAAGACCAACAGGAGAAATAAAAGGAAGAACAGCAATAGTAGGAATTGACTTTGCATCATTAAATGACTTTGCAAGTGCAGGCTTTCTATTTAAAAGAGATGGAGAATATATTTGGAGACAAAGAACTTGGATTTGTTCTAAAAATAAATTCTATAATGATATTAAATTTCCTTTCCAAAATATTGGACAGGATGGATTTAATGATTTTGAAATAACAAACAAAGAAAGTATAGACGCAAGAGAAATGATAATGTGGATTTTATCAGAAATGAGTAAATATAATGTTAAAAAAATTGTATTAGATACATATAGATACAAATTATTAGAACAAATTTTTAAAGAAATGGGGGTATCAGTGGAAACAAAAGATAATCCTTATGGATTGGTAAGAATGATAAGATATCCTGCAAGTATTGCAGCAATAGTTGCTCCTCGTATTGAAGTTGCTTTTGCAGAAGGTGAAATAAATATAGGAAATAGCTCAATTATGAGGTGGGCGATAAATAATACTTGTGTAAAAACAGGAAAAGATGGAAACAAAAAATATGAAAAAATAGAACCCAAATTAAGGAAGAATGATCCTTTTATGGCTTTTGTGGCAGCAATGAGTGTTCAGGAACTTTTAGATGAAGAAATTATTTATGTTTAGGTGGTGAAGCAATGTTTCTAGATAAAATATTTAAAAATGACAAAGGAGAATATGTAGATATATTAGATGTACTGTTTGGAAAAAACGATTTAGAAAATTATATATATACAATAGCAGAGGCTCATGCAATAGATTTAATAGCAAGCACTATTGCTAAAACAGAGATACAAACTTTTGAAATGCAAAAAAATAAAATTGAAGAAAGTAGAGGAAATTTGTATTGGACCTTAAATATACAGCCTAATTTTAATGAAAATGGAACAAGTTTTTTATATAAATTAGTTTGTAAATTGTTAGTTGATAGTTCAGCACTTGTTTTAATAAATGGCTCTAACAACGAGTATTTATATGTTGCAGATAGATTTAATATTAGCGATAAAATTCTAAAGGAAAAAGTATTTACAGATATAATGATATCAGATGCAGAAGGAAATTCTATAAGTGCTACAAAGAAATACACAACAGATAACACTATTTACTTTTGTCTAAACAATAATTTACTAAGAACAGCAGGTGAAAATTTTAAACGAAATACAGGAAAAATACTGAAAGCAGCACAAGGTAGCTTTATAAAAGCAAATACAGGAAAATGGAAATTGAAAAAGCCTGGTGGACAACCAATGTTAATGGATGCAGCAACTGGACAACAATTAGATTTGAAAGATTATAAAGAAAGAATAACAGATGGGTTATTTAAAGAAGATGATGCAGTTATATTGCTATCTGAAATGTTCGATTTAACAAATTTGAATCAAAACAAGGAAAAAAATCTAACGGATTTTGAAAATACATTCTTGAGAATAAGCAAAACAGTAGCTCAAAAATGGAAAATCCCATTTGATGTTTTTTTTGGCGATTTTACAGACAAGTCAAATGGCTTGAATAATTTTATAACTTTTGCAGTGGATTTGTATTATGAACTAATAGAAGACGGTTTCAATATATCTCTTGTAGGAAAACAAAGTTATTTAAAAGGTGAATATGTAAAATTTGACAGAAGTACAATTTCTCATAGAGATGTTTTAGATTGCGGAACTGGCATTGATAAACTGACAGCAAATAAATTTAGCAGAAATGAAATAAATAAGTTTTTAAGATTACCTTATATAGATGAGGATTGGGCAAATGAACACGCCCTTACAAAAAATTATGAAAATGTGAAGGGAGGTGCAGGAAGTGAAGAATAAATTTTACAGTTTTAAAAAAGAAAGCGAGAATAGTGCAAGTGTTTATATTTATGGAGATATAACATCTTATGAATGGTTTGAAAATGATGTTTCGGCTTGGGGGTTTAAAAAAGAACTTGAGGAACTGGGAGAAATGTCAGAATTAAATGTTCATATAAATTCTTGTGGAGGGGAAACATTTCAAGCTTTAGCAATTTATAATTTATTAAAGAGCTTAAAAGCACAAATTAATGTATATATAGATGGAATTGCTGCTTCATCAGCATCTATTATTGCTATGGCTGGAAATAAAGTATATATGCCAAAAACATCATTAATGATGATACATAATTGCTGGACTTATGTTCTAGGAAATGCAGAGGAATTAAGAAAAACTGCAGATGATATGGACAAAGTTAAAGAGGCTTATAAAGCAGCATATTTGTCTAAAATTAAAATTACAGAAGAAGAACTAGAAAAATTATTGTCTGATGAAACTTATTTGACAGCCCAAGAATGTTTAGATAAGGGATTTGCAGATGAATTAATAGAAACAGAAGAAGATAATACCATTAATCAATATGCTAATAAAGCTATATTCAATCTTGTTAGTAAAATAAAGAAACAAGATAAAAAACAAAAAGTTGAACTTAATGGAGAAACAATAAAAGAAATATCAGAAAATGTTGCTAATAGCATAGTTCAAAGCCTAACTAAAGAAGGCGAAAAAACTAAAGAGCTATTAGATACACGTCAAGAAAAACCGATTAAAGAAGATGCATGGGCATCTTTTTTTAATACAAAAAATTAAAAAAAGGTAGGTAAAAAATTATGAAAATTAATGAAACAAAAATGAAACAAGCTAGAGAAGATGCTTTAAAAATTCTTCAAGAAACAGAGGACAAATCACAAGCAGTTATTGAAGCTATGGACAAAATTGTGTCAGTTCAATATGAAGATTTAATATCAGAAATTCAAGAACAAGCAAACAAAGCAGAAAGTGATGCTAATTATGCAAAAACATTAGGCTTAAGAAAATTATCAAAAGAAGAAAAAGATTTTTATACAGCTTTAAAAGATGTAAAACAAGCAATAACAGCTAAACAAATTGATATACTTCCAACCTCAATCATTGATGTGACAATGGAAGACGTTAAAAAAGATAGCGGAATATTATCAGACGTAAACTTTGCTCCAGCAGATGTTAAAAAATGGATTGTCGCAGAAAAAAGCGGTACTTATGCATGGGGTGCATTAACTGACAGCATTACTGGAGAATTAAGTGCAGAATTTGAAACATTAAATATGGATGTAAACAAACTTTCAGTTTATTTAGTAATACCAAAAGGAATCAGCGACTTATCGTTGCCATTTGTAGATAAATATTTTACAGCTATACTAAAAGAAGCTTTAAATGATGGATTAGAATATGGATATTTACAAGGAAATGGGGTAAAACAACCTATAGGAATTTATAAACAAATTTCTGCAGCAAATTCAGATAAAACACAAAAAGATAAAACAGTTAATACAACATTAACTAACTTTACTCCAAAGGGACTAGCACCTGCAAAAAAATACTTATCAAGAGATGGTAAGAGGACATTTGATAAATTAGTTTTAATTTGCCATCCAAACGATGAAGCAGATTATGTTGCACCTGCAATATATGATGCTGAAGGAAGAATGATAAGCTCATACAAAAACCTCGTTGTTAAAAGCTCTGCTAATAATCCAGAAGGAAAAGCAGCTTTAGTAATTCCTAAAAAATATACAATGGGATTATCAAATTTTGGAATAAAAAATTATGAAGAAGTAAAAGCACTAGATGATGCTGATGTTGTTATAGGAAAAGGATATGCAAATGGTAGGGCAACAGATGATAACACAGCTTTTGTTTTTGATGTAACAAAATTAGAGGAATATGTTGCTCCTGTAAAAGTTATTGGAACTGTAGAAACAAGTGTAAAGGGAACAGTAACAACAAATACTGAAACACCAGGAGCTTAGATATAAGCTCCTGAATATAAATAGGAGGAATTAAAAAATGGCTTACAAAGTAATTGAGAAATTTAAAGATCTAAAAGACAATGACCATATTTATGAGGTGAATGACATTTATCCTAGAGAAGATATTAAACTTGAAGACATACCTCAAAAAAGAATTAAAGAATTGACAACTAAGAAAAATAAAATAGGCAAAATTCTAATTGAAGAAATTGAAGAGGAATCTGCTAAAAAAATAGAAGAATAGAGAGGTGTATAATGAACAATACACAAATTAAAAAATTAATTGAGGAAATTAGATCAGAGCAACATGTTTCGCCAAATGAAGAAGATGAGGTTATAGAAAAGCTAATAAAAGAAGCTGAATTTGATATTAATAGCAAATCTGGAGCTAAAATTGATTATGATGCAGACTTAACAGCAAGAGGCTTGTTAAAGAATTATGCAATGTATAGAAGATTTGGCAGAATTGCTGAATTTAAACAGTTATACGCAGGAGATTATGCTGACTTACAAGCAAAATATTACAAGCCTTCCGACATATAATGATGGAAAACTTAAGCTTTTTGCTATAAAACAAACCCAAAATACTTATCCTGTTGAATATTTAAAAAATATGAAAAAGGAAGTATGGTTTGAAGAATTATCAATATCAGACAAACTTCGTTTTGAAAGCGAAGAAAGAAAAAGAAAGCTCTCTTTAAAAATTAGAATACCTCAAATGAAAGAAATAACCTCTTTAAATGTTGTAAAAATAGGCAATGAATATCACAAAGTGTTTAATGCCTATCACTTTACTAATAATGATGGATTTAAGCAGACAGATTTAACTCTTGAGGAATATCCAAGAGTAAAATTGGAGGAAGATTTATGACAAAAAAAGAATTAGTTGAATTACTAGAAAAGTTAAAGATACCTATAAAAGAAGGAACGCCGACTGATGAAATTATGGAAGACGAAGTTAGAGTTTGTTTTTGGGATTATTATTGGGAAGACCAAACAGCAAGTGGAAAAGATTATAACACTGTAGTTACTTATCAGATTTCTATAATAGCTGACAGACCAAGACATACGAAACTTTTGGAACTAAAACATTTATTGAATAATATAGAGCTATTTCCTGCGATACAACACGAATATGATCCAGAAACAAGGCGTTGGCATTCATTTTTCTCACTAGAGGTATTAGAAAATGTCTAATGAAGTTTACGGATATAGTGGATTTGAGGCAATGTCTGAAATTTTGGAAAAATATATAGATGGCGCAGACAATGCAGTAGATGTATTAGAGACAGGTGCTAAAGAATTTGTTGGTGATTTGTTAAAACTTCCTAAACCAATTTCAAAAATTAGAAAATCAGGCTACACACACTTAATTAAGTGCTTTGCATATAAAAAGAAAAACAAAGAAGTAGAGGCAGGATGGGGCAAATATTATGGCCCAATGCTTGAGCATGGAACTGTAAAAATGAATGCTCAAGAACATCTATACCCAGTATGGGATAGAAATAAAGAAAAGTATTATAAAAAAATGCTTACCAAGTTAGGAATAAAAACTTGGTAATTTTTTATTAAAAGGAGGATTTTAAAATGGCAATTAATACAAAAAAACCTATGGTAAAAGAAACAGTAGGTGCATTATACTATGCATTCAATACACCAGATGCTTCTGGCAATTTCACAACAACATATGAAGCAAATGTCACAAAAAGTAATGTAGTAAAAAATATAGGAACTACAGAAAACTCTGAGGTAGCTGTGGTTAGAGCTTCAGGACAAGACTATACAACAGTAAATCAAAACGAAAGTATAGAGATGGCAGTAGAAGTAGTTGCTTTTGACCCAGAAGATTTAGCAAAAATGAGAGGAGATGTTATAGGTACAGCAGGATTAAACCGTTCTGGAAGAACAGCCACAAGACCTTTCTTTGCATTTGGAAAAGTTGTAAAAAAGCTAGAAGGAAAATTTGAGTTAGCTTGGTACCCTAAATGCCAATTAGTAGAAAATACAGATGATATCGCAACAAAAGAAGAGAGCTTTTCAGAGCAAAATGATACAGTAACTATAAAAGCTTATGCATATAATGACTTAGGAGATAAAAAAACATATGTAAACAATGAAATGTCAAATTTCCCAGAAGGATTAACAGAAGAACTATTCTTTGCAAAGCCAATTTTAGATGATGCAGGACTAGCTGCAGCAATTACACCAGGAACTTAGAAAAAAGTTGGGCTCTAGAATTGATTTAGAGCCCTTTTCATAAGAAAATAATATAAGAATATGAGGTAATAATATGGAAATAGAATTAAAAAATGGAGAAAAGATAATTTTAGAGGTGACATCACTTTTTTTAGAATATATTGAGGATTATGAAGGCGGACTAGAACAATTAAAAAAAGATGCGAAAGGACAAAAAGATAAAAATGGATATACAAAAACAATGTATGCAACAAACCAAATTTTATATGCTATAATAGCATCAAATTATGATGAGCCTTTAACATATAGACAAGCGGTGCGACTTGTAAAATTAGAAGATATTGAATCAATTATTAATTTTGTAATAAGTAATACACCAGATATAAAAAAAGGTAATACTATAAATATGAACAACTTAAAACACAGAATGTAGAAAAATGTAAAAATATGTCGAATTGTTTTCCTTGCAATGTTTTGCTGCAAAAGGTAAAATGTAATAAGGAAGGTGATATTATGGAATGTCCAAAATGTAATAAAAAAGTAAGTGAACTAGACGAAAAATGTCCATACTGTGGATTAGATTTTGAAATTTATGAAAAAGAAAAAAACATAAAAAAAGAGAATTACGAAAGCGGCTATAAAACAGTTGCTTTAAGATTTATAAATGCTTTTCAATTAATTTGTTGTATAATAATTGCTTTTGTGAATTGGAGCAATGAAAAGATAATTGCAGGATTTACATTTTTATTTAGTGGAATTGTACTGTTTGCATTTATAAAAGGCTTTTCAGATATAATCGATTTGCTAGATAGTATAAATGGTAAATTAGACAATAAGTAGAATATTAAAAAACAATGAGTATCAAACAATAATGAAGTAAGCTTTTGCAGAAGGTTGAACAGCTTGTAAAGTTTGCCACTAGGAGATGAACAAGGATGAATAATAATAACATAGAATCTAAATACAAGATAATAGGATTTATTGCATTTATTATAATTTGCATTGTATTATACTTTTGCATATTTGGCTCTAATAGTAAAGAAAATAATACAAGTAAAGAACCAGACGGAATAGAATTAATGACTTATGCTCAAATGGTCTTAGAAGATAATTTATATAAACCAGACTATTCAAGTTATAAAGGAGATTACGAATTTATAAAAACAGGATTAAGATATAAAATAGAAGGAAAGGTAAATGGCGAAAAGTTCTGGATGATTATAGAATTTGTAGATGAAACATATGAAGAATATGATTTGATATCACTACAAATTGGAAATAATAAAATATATTAATAAAAAACATTTGCAAATGCAAGTATTTTTTTATTTAGCATCAGATTTAATCTGGTGCTTTTATTATGCCTAAAAAGAGGTGAAAAAAGTGGCAAATAATGATTTAAAAAGAGTAGGACTTATATTTGAAGAAGAAGGTTCTGCAAAATTTGTAAAAACATTAAAAGAAGTTAATAGTGCAATTAGCGATAATAATCTTGAATTTAAAAAAGCACAAGCACAATGGGATAAAACGACACCAATAACAGAAAAATTGAATTTTCAAATAAAAAATTTAGGAGAAGCTATTGAATTACAAAAAGAAAAAGCTACTGCTTTAAGAGCAGAAATAAGTAATTTAGAAAATGCTGAAGAAAGTGACACGAAGGCAAAAAAGAAAAATCAAGAACAACTTGTAAAAAAAAGGAAAGAACTTGAAAAAACAGAATTAAAGATAATATCTCATACAAAAAAGTTGGAAGCAATGAAAGACCAACTTAATAACAATGGTAAAAAGATAGAAGAATGGGGAGAAAAAGTTGAAAAATCAGGAAAGAAAATAGAAAACGCAGGCAAGAAGTTGTCTGCGTTTTCTGCTGCAAGTATATCAGCCTTAACTTTAAGTGCTAAGAGTGCAATAGATTTTGAAGATGCTTTTGCAGGAGTAGAAAAGACAGTTGATGGAACGAAAGAACAGATGGAAGAGTTAAAACAGGGCATTAGGGACATGGCAAAAGAAATACCTTCTTCTACAACAGAAATATCAGCAGTAGCAGAAGCGGCAGGACAGTTAGGAATAAAGACAGAAAACATATTAGATTTTTCAAAAGCAATGATAGATCTAGGAAATTCCACAAATCTTACTGCTGATGAGGCTGCTTCACAGCTTGCAAAATTCGCAAATATAACTCAAATGTCACAAAAAGACTTTGACAAATTAGGATCAACAATTGTTGATTTGGGTAACAAATATGCAACAACAGAAGCGGATATTGTAAGTATGGCCATGAGGTTAGCAGGTGCAGGAAAACAAGTTGGTTTCTCAGAAGCGGAAATTTTAGGGTTGGCAACAGCATTGAGTTCAGTTGGAATAGAAGCAGAGATGGGTGGTTCAGCAATTTCTAAGGCAATGGTAAAAATGCAAAATGCTGTTGAACAAGGTGGCAAAAAGTTAGATACAGTACTAAAAAAGACAGGAATGACATTAAGAGAATTAGAATTGATGTCTGCAAATGATTCAATGGGCTTTAAAGAATTGTCACAAAGTATTGGGATGACAAGCACAGAATTAAAACAATTGATAACAGCAGGAACAAATCTTGAAGACTTTGCAAAAGTTTCAGGAATGACAACAGAGCAATTTAAAAAAGCATGGAAAGAAGATGCTGCAGGTGCACTATCAGAGTTCATTAAAGGCTTAGGAGATGCTAAAAACAAAGGCGAAAGCGCAATTACAATGCTTTCTGAAATGGGGCTAACTGAAGTTAGATTAAGAGATTCTTTGTTGCGTGCAGCAAATGCTGGGACCCTGTTTAATGATGCAATAAATACAGGAACACAAGCATGGAAGAATAATACAGCATTAACAAATGAAGCAAATAAAAGATATGATACTCTAAAAAGTAAAATAAAAATAGCAATTAATAAATTAAAAGATATGGCTATTACTCTCGGAAACAAACTAATGCCAAGTATTGAAAAAGTAATAGAAGGACTTGGAAAATGGATTGATAAGTTTAGTACATTGTCAGATAAGCAAGTGAATATGATAGTAAAAATAGGACTTATTGTTGCGGCAATAGGACCTTTGGTTACGATAATTGGAAAAGTAACATCAGTAATAGGTGGAACAATAAAAGGAATAGGGACTTTTACTCAAGCAATAGGAGTAGCAAGAGGCAAAATAACATCTACATCTGAAGCAGTTAATGGATTGGCAAAAGTGTTTGCTGTAGTAACGAGCCCAGTGGGATTAGCATGTACAGCAATAGGACTAGCTGTTGCGGGAATTGCTATTGCTGTTAATGAAAGTCAAAAGAAAACTAAGGAAGCTTTCGAAAATATGAGCGAAGGGGTATCAGATTTTTATAATGGTTTAAAGAGTGCGGAGGGATATTTAGACAGTTTTAATACAACGATGTTTGCAACTAATGAAGAACAACAAAAATTACAAACGCAAATGGATGAAGTACAAAAAGGAATAACTGATATTTGCAAAACTGCATCAGATGAACGTAGAGGGTATACACAAGAAGAAATAACTCAATTAGATGAATATTTTAAAAAATTGAGAGAGCTAAAGGACAGAGAGATACAAATTCAACAACAAATCGCAGGAGCTATAACTCAACAAGCAGTAACAAATGCAGAAACTTTTCAAGGCAGTCTAGATGAGTATAAAGTACAATCACAAGAATGGATTGCAACAGCACAAAAACAGTCAGAACAAACAAAACAACTTATAGAGCAAGGAACAATAGAAGAAGTTGCTTTATTAAATCAAAAATATGGAGAACATGCAACAATGCAAAATGAGGCTTATGTTACTGAATATAATAATATAATGGCACAAAAACAAGCAAAAATAGATGTAGCAAATGCAGAAGTAGCAGAAGTATTAGAAGCATATACAAAAGGATATGCTGAAAGAGCAAACCAAGATGGCGATTTCGCAGAACATATAAAACATTATAACTGGGAACAAGAGCAAGAGGAGAATAGACATAATGAGACAATAAATAGTATACAGAATAATAAGCTTTTGAATACATATAATAAAAACAAGGCTATACAAGCTGAAAATTATAGGCATACAGACGAAGAAAAAAGAATCTGGGAAAAAATGTATAAAAATATGTCTAAAAGTGAGGCAGAACAACTAGGAGTTTGGCTTGCCATGTTGTCGAATACAGAAATGTATGGTGGGGATATATCTAAAGAAAATCAAAAAATGGTTGATACTATAATGAAAAGTTATAGTGTTATGCCAAAAGGCACAAAAGATGCAATGAAAAATGCAATGAAACCGATGCTCGAAGAAATGGAAAAAAGCGAGCCTTCTTTATTTACAAAAGCGAAAGGAATTGCAGATGGAATATTGAACCGATTAAGAAAAGCTTTTGACATTCATTCTCCGTCAAGGAAAACAAGAGCAATATTTAAAAATGTGATGAAGCGGAATGGAAAAAGGAATAGAAACAGAAGAAAGTAATTTATACAAGCAAACGGATAAAGTAGCTGAGCATGTATTGGATTCTCTGGATTCAATTAATTCTGATGTTAATCTTAAATTTAAACGTACTGGAGATCTTAGCGCGAATATAGACTATAATAAATTATTTAATATATTGTATTCTGCTTTCATTAAAGCGTTAAATTCTTGTAAATTAACATTAGATGAAGATGGTTTTGCAAGGATAGTTAAAAATGAATTATACGAGGTGCTATAATGTTTAAATTTAAAGGAATATCAAATACAGATATGCAAGTTATAATTGAAGAAGAAGAACATTTTTTAGCTAAAGCTTCACAGAAATATGAAGTTACAGAAATAGAAGGAAGAGATGGTGCTATTTTTGATGAATTAGGTTATTCTTATATTGAAAGACCTATTTATGTGCAATGTTTGAATCCTAACAAACTTGATGATATCCTTGCGTGGCTAGATGGTGAGGGAGAGTTAGAATATAAAGGAAGAAAAACGAAAGCAAGATTTTATGCGGAATTAGAACCAAAAAGGACAGCAGGAATCAAAATTATTGATACTAATTTTATCAGAGCTCCATTTTGGGAGAAAGCTGATGATAATTATATAGTAGTTACAAATAATGTTCAAAACGAAGGAAATAAAACAAGCAGACCTATAATAAGAATTGAAAAAGGTTCAAGTGATAGTATTGAATTAACTTTAGGTGATGTTAGGTTTAAATATACGTTTAGTGAAAATGATACTTATGTAGAAATAGATTGTGAAGAAAAAACAGTTGTATACGAAGGCCTTAATAGAAGCAGAAATCTTGAAATAGGATACAAATACCCAAAATTAGAAGTAGGAAACAATGCAATCGTAATACATAGTGGCTCAGCTACTGTCAAAATAAAAAGAAAGGACAGATGGCTATGATTAAAATATTTAATGCAACTGATACAGATTTTAAAACAGCAGGAAACATTATTATTAATCCTTTACATTGTCATGAAATTAAGAAAAAGTCTTTAAATGGATGGTATATTGAAGTAGAAATCCCAATTAAATATAAAGAGTATATAGAAGCCGATAAGCTATGTGTAGTAAAAACAAAATCTAAATTAAAACCACAAGCATTCAGAATAAATGATAGCATAACATATACGAATAGAAAAATAAAATTCACAGCTGAACATGTAATGTTTGATAGTAGAAGATATGTACTTTTAGATGTAAGACCAACTAATTTAAATGGCCAGAATGGGTTAAAATATGTTAATGAAAGGACTGATAAAACCAGTCCTTTTTCTATTGACTCAAATGTTGAAAACGTAAGTACAGCATATTTCATAAGAAAGACTTTATTAGAATCTTGGCAAGTATTTGAAGAACGATGGGGAGGAGTATTTGAAGCAGACAACTGGGATATTAGTTTTAAACAAAGCATAGGAAAAGATAATGGCGAAACTATTGTTTACGGTAAAAATATGCAGAGATTTGAGATCTTTGAGGACTGGTCTAATGTATGCACAAAAATTTTACCAGTTGGATATGATGGACTTTTATTGCCTGAAATATATTTAGAAAGCGAAACGCAATACGAAATATCGTATACAAAAATAGTAGATTTTCAAACAGATTTAGAAGCAGAGGAACAAACAGAAACTAATCTATTAGTAGAGTTAAGAAACAATGCAAGCAAATATTTAAAAGAAAATTGCGTTCCTAAAGTTAGTTATACAGTAAATTCAAATGTGAATAATGAGTTAGAAATAGGGGACACAATAAAAGTTTTACATCCTTTTGTAAATATTTTTACAGAGGTTTTAGAATATGAATATGATCTGATTTCTGAAAAAGTGAAGTCGTTGACTTTTGGAAATTACACAAGAGATGTCAAAACAAAATTTAACAATATAAAAAATACTATTGAAACAATTAAACAAACAGTATCAAAACAAGAGATAACTATAAAAAAACAAACAAATTTGATTAATTCTCTAAATAAAAATGGATATGTTTATATAGATGATAATGAAATTTTAATACTAGATAAACTTCCAAAAGAACAGGCTAAAAATGTCTGGAGGTTTGGATTAGGAGGTATAGGATTTAGTTCAAAAGGATATGAAGGACCTTTCGAAACAGCTATTACAATGGATGGGCAAATAAATGCTAAATTTATTACAACAGGGACAATGGCTGTAGCAAGAATAGAGGGTTTGGCTAACTTTATAACTGAAACGAGTTCGTCAATAACCAAAATTGAATTAGAACAAGGAAGAATAACTAGTAAAGTATCATCAGTAGAGCAATCAGTAGAAAACATAACAAAAATAGAAGGTACAGCAGAAGGAAAGAACATATATATAGATGATGCATCTGCGGAACCATTAATAGATATAATGCTAGAGGGCGAGAGCCAACAAACAACAAGGAGTGGAAAGAATAAGTTTAATATTAATGCGGTTACGAGTACATCAACTCTAACCAATAATGGAGATGGTACTTTAACAACTACAACACTCTACAATCAATTGTCACAAACACTGAAAGAATTAGCACCAGATTTAAAAGTTGGAGATAGTGTCAAGATTGTTTTTAAAACAAATGGCGAGAATTATATTTACTTAGTAACAAGCAAGGTTTTATGGAGTAATGGAAAAGCAAGAACAATAACTGAAGATGATTTAAATGGAGTTATTGCTTTTTATGGTAAGAATACAACTGGTACTACCTATACTATATCTGATGTTATGATATTAAATGCAACTGAAACAGATTTGAATTACGAGCAATACGGAGCAAGTCCTAGCCCAGATAATCTAAGCAAAATAGAGAATTTGGAGGGGAAGAACAAGTTTAATAAAAAAACTGATTACCTTCAATTGTATATGGATATAACTAGTATTGTACAGTCTGAAAATGAGTATATTGGATATATTAAATGTAATCCAAATACTTATTATAGTATTAGTAAGGCTATAACTTATGCCCAAGGCTTTTATGTTGGATGTACAGAAGTTTTGCCATCACAAGGTGTCAACATAATAAATGGTATTGTATCTTCAAGTGCAACCAAATGTGAAAATTATAAAACACCTTCAAATGTAAAATATCTTGTGTTTAGGATTGGACCTGAAGGAAATGGAATAACATTGCAACAAATGCTCGACGGTATACAAGTAGAAGAAGGCACAGTAGCAACAGATTACGTACCATATAATTCTCTAGAGATAAAAGATGTAGGAAAGAATCTATATGCAGGAAATGAAATAACAATAAATGGCACATATTCTTCAAATACATCTGTTAATTTAGGCTCAAGATATTTAAGTGAAGGAAATTATACTATTAGTTTGACTAATAGTTTACCAAACAATAGTTATATATATTTAGGTGAGAATGGTTCAATAGCAACGGCTATAAGAAACAAAGCAACTTTTACATTAACAGAAGAACAAAATTTTCCAATGCGACTAGTTGTTAAAGCTGGAACATATAGCAACTTTACTACGAAGATAATGATAGAAAAAGGCATGGTCGTAACAGACTACGAACCCCACCAACAACAAACAGAATACTTCCCATTATCAGAAGGACAAAAGCTATACAAAAACTCTTATTTGGTAGATAATGGAATACATCATAGTAGGAAACAAGTTGTGCTGGATGGGACAGAAACAGGTTGGTATACGCTAGCAAACCAAACTGGTACAAACACCTCATATTTCTGTATACCTAAAAGTGATATGAAAAAGGCGAGCACATTAATTTGTGATAAATTTATTAATCGAAACGTTTGGAATACTGATGAAGAAGGCATTCAAAGTATTATAGATAATTTTATAAGATTAAGAATCAATACTAGCAGAGCAAGCACGGTTGCAGAGTTAAAAACTTGGCTATCAAACAACCCTATCAGAGTAGAATACGAGCTAGCCGAAGAAGAAATAGTACCTTATACAGAAGACCAAAAAGAAGCGTGGGAGAAATTAAGACATTTTACATTATTTAGAGGTATTAATAATATAACAAGTACAGCAAATGCGAAAATCACATATGTTAGAGATAATGGATTAAGCGACACATACGAAACCAAGCGAAACGTAAAAGAAAATTACTACACAAAAAGTGAAACAGACTCGCAAATAAGTCAAACAGCAGACTCTATCAAAGAGTCAGTCAAAGAAATAAACGAACAAACACAAGAAAAGCTTGCAACATTGGAGCTAGCCAATCAAAGTTTAGAATTTGCAACTAAAAGAGTAGGTGGAAACAATCTAATCAGAAATAGTGCAATGATTAATGATAATAATTTCTGGCTAGCACACGCTAAATATCCATATCAAGAGTCAGATACACCACCTGACAGTCCTACTGAAGGAGCATACTGGTATTGTACTGCCAATAGTGGAAGTTACATAGAAAATCAAATGTATGTGTACAACAGTGGTTGGCAAGTATCAGAACTGTCAAGAAAATCATTGTTAAGTGCTCAAAACTACTTCGCTTATACAACTTCTAACGAATATTGGGCAAACGGCAAAAATGCTAATGAAAATACACTGAGTGGACGAGTTATTAAGCTTGATGGAAGACAAGACTATACGGTATCACATATATTCAATATTACAGAACCTATTACATTAAATCAAAATGAAAACAAAATGGCAATATCACACTTTATAAAAAACAGTATAGTACAAGGAAATGTCTGCGTAGGACTAATGTTCCTTAATGAGGCAGATTTTACAGAGGTGGAAAAGCCCTACTCATTATATGAGCCTGGTATTATACTGACACCAGATGATTTAAAAGATCTAACTAAAATAGAGCAAATAATCGAAATACCTAAGAAATCAGATTTTATTCCTGTAGTTGTAAGTAACACAGCACCTACAGATACAACCAAGAATTGGTTAGATACAACGATATACTTACCTAAAAAATATAACTCTCAAACATCACAGTGGGAAATATTAGATACAAAAATGTCATTATATAACGAGAGTTCAAGAGAAGTTTGGACTTATAGATATTTCTACGGATTCTATTATCAAACACCAATAATATACGATACAGCAGAAATCAAGAGTTGTTATGTGGCATTAACATTTTATCCTGCATTTGCAGTCTATACAGGAAATGTAGAGCCTACACCTTACAAAGGGTTATATTGGAATAATAAAACAACAAATTTAGTTAAGAGAGCAAAATACGATGGTACTACTTTTGTAGAGTGGGAAACACTTGATATTCCAAGTAGTTTATTACCAACTGGTGCTAGTTTAGGTGTTGAACTATTTGATTATATAGTACCAATAAAGGGATTCGTTGAAATTGCTGATTTAAAGCTTGAATATAACACTATGTGTACTCAGTGGACTCAATTTCCTGGGGAAGTTTATGGCAAGAATTATAAAATGGACGAAAAAGGATTTTGGATTCAAGCAAATCAAAATACTATGTTTATAGATGAGGACGAAATCCTAGCAACATATAAAGGAATAAATATATTCCAAATTAATAAGGATTTAGCATATTTTTACAAAATACAAGCAACAGAGAGTATAGAAGTAGGAAACTATTTCTTGAAAACTCAACAAATTAATTCAAAAAATATGCTGTTACTTTATTAGGAAGGAGAGCATATGGCAATATCAAGTAATATATCAATAACACAAAACTCACAGAATATAGCAAACAATAAAAGTAATATAACTGTTAGAGTACAAGTAACAACAACAGGAGAATCATATAACGGATACTCTAAGCCAGGTACTTGTACAATAGACGGAACATCATATAATTTTAGTCATAATATACCTTACCAAGCGACTACAACAATCTTTGAAAAGACATTAGACGTGGCACACGACAGTAACGGAGAGAAAACCGTTTATGCTAGTTTCTCGTTCCAAACAGGTATATCAGCAGGAACAATAACTGGGTCAACATCCAAAAAATTAACTACAATTCCTAGAACTTCCGAAGTAAGTTTAAGTAAAAAGAATTTCAATATTGGCGAAACTATAACAATATATACTAACCGAAAAAGTGCTAGTTTCACGCATACAGCAGTTATCAAATTCAATGGACAGACAGTTAGAACACAAACAGGGATAGATGCTTCATATAGTTGGAATACAAATGAATTATTTGCTAAAATTCCAAATCAAAATCAGGCTAATGGTACAGTGGAACTTACAACTTATAGTGGTGGTACTAGAATAGGAACAAGTACAGTTAATTTTACAGGCTATGTAGTAAATAGCGACCCAGTATTTAATAATTTTGATTGCGAAGATACTAATCCAATAACTAAAGCTTTAACTGGAAGTTTAACGGAAAGTAATCAAAAGTACATAAGAAAGTATAGTAATCTAAAAGTAACAATAACAAGTGCAAATAAGATGACTACCCAAAACAGTGCTACACCTAAATATTACAATATTGTGGTTGGCAACAAAAGCGAAAACTTAGATTATTCAACATCAGAAATTTCAAAAACTATAAATAATATGGACGACAATACAGTAACAGTTTTTGCCGTTGATAGCAGAGGAAACCAAAAAGACAAAACAAAATCATTAGATATTGTTGAATATTCTGAAACTGTTTTACAAAGTGTTAAAATTGAAAGAAAAGAAGGTGTAGGGGAAACAGTCTTAATAAGTCTATCTGGAAAATATGCAAATATTAATTTTGGAGCAAAACCCAACACAGTCAAAAGCATTCAATTTCGAAAAAAGAGCAAGACAGAGACCGAATTTGGCAGTTGGGTTGAAATAAAGCAATTGGTTACAATAAACACTGAAAACGGCACATTTAGCTGTGACTCAAAAGAAATTACAGGACAAACCTTCACTTTAGGTGTAGAGTATGACATAGAAGTTCAGGTTAAAGATGAATTGAGTTCAGACACAGAACCAGTATCTCTTAATAGTGGGAAAGTGCTACTTTCAGCACTAAAGAATAAAGGAATTAGTGTTGGAGGAATTTATAATGAAAAATTAGGAGGACCATTACAACTAGACAACAAGAACGTTATAGATTGGATAAATGGTAAACAGGATAAAGTCATTCAAAAAGTCTTATGGAGTGGGATTCAATATATGACAGCAGACCACACAATAACTTTATCCGAACCAATCTCTCAACAAACAAGTGGTATTGTACTAATTTTTAGTGCTTATGATAGCGGGGCTAAACCGTATAATTTTCATTGCTTTTTTGTTCCAAAACAATTTGTATCGTTATACAACGGTAAAGGTATGTATTTCTCTTTAGTAGACTTTGACCCTGCTAACGATGCAAGAAAATATTTGTACATAAAAGACACTACTATTCAAGGTAATGCGAACAATGGAGGCGTACATCATAATCTTAATAATTCAAAGTTTGTTTTAAGGGAAGTAATTGGAGTATAACTGCCATTTATGAGTAGGAGGTGAGAAGATGCAAGATAACACAATAATGTTAATTCTAGGTTTTATTACGACGATGATTCCTATTTTTACTGTAATTGTAAAACTCAACAACACAATAACAAAATTAAATATAACAATTCAGGTTCTATCAGAACAAATGAATAAAAGCCAAGAAGATAGAAATAAGATACATAATCAGCTTAATAATCACGAAACAAGAATATCAATTTTAGAAAATGAAAGGAGGGAAAGATAAATGGATTTATCAGTATTAACACAATATTTAAGTATAGTAGTTGTTGGAATATGCCTTTGTGTAGGTTTTGTTATAAAAAATAGTCTTGATTTTATACCAAACAAGTACATACCATTAATCATGCTAATATTAGGTTTAGCAATTAATGTATTAATGAACCTAAATGGGATAAATGCAGAAGTAATACTAACGGGAATGTTTAGTGGACTAGCTTCTACAGGTCTATACGAAATGTTTAAAAATTTAATATACAAGGAGGGAAAATAATGAAAATAATAGAAAATAATTTTAAGTTTGGTACAATGGATATAAGAAATACAACAGAACAAATTGTATGCCACCATAGTGGAGTAACTGTTTTACAAAGTGTAGAAGTAATACATAATTATCATAAAAATACAAAAGGTTGGGCAGGAATTGGGTATCATTTTTATGTTAGAAAAGACGGTTCTATATATAGAGGACGTCCAGAGAATACAGTAGGTGCGCATGCGGTAGGAGCAAACTACAATTCAATAGGTATTTGTTTTGAAGGAAATTTTTCAAAGGAAAAGATGTCAGAGGAACAATTGAATGCTGGTAAAGAGTTAATTGCATATTTAAAAGAAAAGTATAATATATCTAAAATAGTAGGGCATAGAGATATAGACAACTCAGAATGTCCAGGGAATAATTTCCCAATGGACGAAATAAGGAGTGGCAAAGTTGGTTCTCCAAATAATTCAAAAGAAGAAATAGTAAAATCCTTACAGAAAGCGTTAAATAAAGATTACAATTGTGGCTTAGATGTAGATGGAATAATAGGACCGCTAACAACAAAAGCAGTAAACAACAATATGGTAAGAAACTTTACTGTAGGAGAATTTGCAAAATGGGTTCAAGAAAGACTAATCGCAAAAGGATATAGTCTAAATGAATTTGGAGTTGATGGTAAATATGGAAATGAAAGCGAGAAAAAAGTAAAGGAGTTCCAATCAAATTGTGACATAGATGTTGATGGAATTGTAGGAATAAATACAGTTAATAGATTAATATAGAAAAAGGCTAGACATTAAGTTGTCTAGCTATTTTTTTTGCCATTTTGGAGTAATATAATTAGTCTAATTCAAAATAAAAAAGGCTTAAAAACGATTGTGACGCGTCGATTTTAAGATTGTTTTGACGAGTGATTATGTGTAGCAATGTATTGACAAATTTACAAATTACACATATAATTTAGTAAGACAATTTAAATAAGGAGGAATTTATATATGAATAGTGTAAACGAAAAGTTAGAAGAAATGACATCAAGAATATTAATCAACAACGATATGTATAATATTCCTGTAGATCCAGTTAAAATTGCCAAAACATATGATATAGAAGTATACGAAGGAGAACTAAACAATAAAATTGCAGGAGCAACAAGATATTCTAAAGAAAAGGGAACATTTGAAATCCTGGTAAATAAAAACGATCCAAAGACAAAGCAAAGATTTACAATAGCTGAAGAATTAGGATTTTATATATTGTACAAAGATAAAATAAAAGACGAAGAAATTCATATTAATCTAATAGACAAAGAAATTAATGAAGAAGAAAAAGAAGTAGAATATTTTGCAGGAGCTCTACTTATAAACAAAAAGCTATTAGAGAATGTATACAATACCAATAGCACCATTCTAGAATTAGCAGAGACGTTCAAAGTATCGGTTTCTTCAATGACATTAAGACTTAATGTGCTAGGATTGTTATAGTGGGAAGTAATAAGAATAAAACGAATCCTGCAATAGACAAAACAAAAGAGGATTTATTAAGAATATTTAATTCAAAAAACAAGGTTTCAAAGGTAAATACTAATAATATTCAAGATGTTAAACCAATAAATGAGATTAATAAAAAATGGGCAATGAATGACAAGATAATAAATATATTTGTAAAAAATATTGATGAAGACCAAGAATTAAGAAAAAAATATGCTACTATATTAATAATGATATTAGCGATTGAATTAATTGCACTTATAACAATATTTGTGCTTAAAGGACTGAATATATTAAATTACTCCGATACAACATTTAATATATTTATAACAGGTGGAATAGCAGAAGTGTTTGTTCTTGTAAGAATAATTGTAAAATATTTATTTAAAGATAACCTTACAAATGCTTTAAATATTATACTAGAAAACAACAATCCCTCAAGAAGCTATGTAGGGAATAATAAAAATAAGATAAAAATAAATGAAAAAGACTAGCAATAGTCTTTTTCATTTACTTAAAAGTTCCTTCAACATTTAGCAATAAATCAATAATCTGTGATATTTCGTACACCTCTTTACTATCCAACCCAAAAACTTCAATTCTGTGGTACATTTCTTCTTTCAATTTATTCACATCATTATCATAATAAAATAAGTCTTTTATTGTAACATCTAAAGCATTTGCAATTTTATCAAGAATCTTCATTGTTGGATTAAATACATTATTGTTTTCCAGTTCTCTTAAATAAGTTCTCGAAATCCCCGTGACCTGACTTAATTTATATAAAGTTATATTTTTGCTTCTTCGCAAAAGCTTAATTACAAAAACATACATAAAATTACTCCTACAGTTATTATTAATCTATTTTAGTATGTTTATACAAAAAAGAAAATATGGAACTCCCAGCTCCATATCCAAAAGCTTGAAATCCTTGAAAAATAAGGACTTTTTGATTATATACAGTTTTAGAGAGAGTAGTATTTTGTCGAACGATTTTGTTTGACATTTTTCGACATTGCTTATATAATTTAATCAATAAAAGAAACGCGTTTCTCCGAGAGAGGAGAATTTAAATGGAATTAGAAGAAATAGTAAAAGAAAGAATCAAAGAAAATGAAAAATTATTTAGTGAAGAAGAATTAGAAATGATTAATAGTTCTATCAAAGTTGTAAAGAAGATATATTTGTTAGCATTCTTAGACAATGAAATTTAA